CCAGTTCGTGTGTTTAACGCCGCTTACATTGTCAGCGTCAAGAGCAACAGCACACTGGCGCAAGACGCTGGTACTTTTGTTGCAGCAGACACCGCTACGGCTACCACAACCACTGGTGACGTTCGTGGAACCTACGTTCCCGCAACGGCTTCGGACGGCACTGTGCGCACCGTGATGACTATTTCCCTCCCCGGCATTGCTATTGGCCCGAACGCAACTCGCGTTGGTGCCCTTGGCGTAACACAAGCATAAGGAGTAAATCATGGGCCAATTTAAACCTATGGTGAAGATGGAGACCACTGAGCCTTCAATTGAACTGAAGCTCAAAAAGGGTGGTTCCGTTAAGAAGGCTGATGGCGGCATGATGTCCGCTCCCCCTCAGCAACCCCCTGCTGGTATGCCTATGGGTATGCCTGCTCGTGGCGGCTCTGCTCCTGCTGCAATGCCTATGGCTCCGTCCTTGGCTGCTCGTCGTCGTGCAATGAAGATGATGGGCGCTGGCCCCGCTGCTCCAGTTGGTTTGGCTGCAAGCCGTACCATGAAAAAGGGCGGAATGTCTAAAGGAGACATGGAATCCAAAGCCGATGAGCGCAAAGAGGAAAAAATGGACATGGCTCAAGACAAAGCCATGCTCAAGAAGGCGTTCAAGCAGCACGATATGCAAGAGCATAAGGGCGGCAAGGGAACCTCATTGAAGCTCAAAAAGGGCGGCAAGATGGCTACTGGCGGCGTGGTTAACGGTCAAGGTGGTTACGCTACTGGCGGCATCATCAATACCGAAGACCAAGGCGGCGAGTATCGCAATACCAAGATGGACACAGCCAAGCCTGATCGTTCACCTGCCAGCACTGGTGGCGTGAAAGACGGCAATGGCGGTGGCTTTGCTACTGGCGGTGTGGCTAAAGCTAATGGCGGCGGCTACAAAAAAGGCGGTGCTACAAAAAAGCATTACGCCACGGGGGGAGCTGTTAATAACAGTGGCTCTGCCGTGGCAATGCCACAAGGTCGTAAACCGATCCCTTCGCCAGTGGAAATCAATCAATTGGCTGGAACCTACAAAAAGGGCGGCAGTGTCGCCCCCGGCAAAAGCTCGTTGATCTCGATTTCCAAGTCGGAAAATGCTCCTGCTATGCGTAAAGCAAAAGCTGACAGCAATTTGAAGTACGGCCCTGCCAATAAGCTGAAACTCAAAGACGGCGGCAAAGTTGACCTGTCAAAAGGCGCATACGATGCTACTCTTGAAGAGCCTCCAATGGGTATGGGGTTTGCGAAGAAGGCTCAAGGCTTTATGAATCGGCTCTTCGGGGCTGACAGTGAAGCTGGTGCTGGTCGCGGGTTTGTGAATCCGAAAAGCGTAACCAAGTCGAAAGAGTCGGTTACGGTAACGCCACTGAAAAAAGGCGGCAGCGCCAAGTGCTAAATAGTGGGGGCTTCGGCCCCCGCTTTTAATTGGAGATTGATATGGCAACCACTGCTACTTCGCAGACATTATTTGATGGCGAGCGTCAAGCCATTATGAAGTTTTACTTTACAACTACAGACACCACTGGTGAAACTGCTGTTGTTAAAGTTAATCCCGCTAACTTAAACTCATCCGCTGCTGGAGGTGCTTGCGATGCTGTAAGCATTTTAAAAGTAACTGCGCTCACGCATGGATTGGAAGTTCAAATGAATTGGGTAGCATCTTCTCCTGTGGTAATTGAAAATATTCCTCAGAATACCCAGTACACACAAGACTACTCCAAGATCGGCGGATTGATAAATAATGCTGGCACAGGTAAGACTGGATCAATTTCTTTTACAACATTGGATCAAAGTGCAGGCGATTCATACACAGTTGTACTGGAAATGCAAAAGCATTACGTTAACCCATTGGGCTGATCATGCCAAGCAAGTCACCAGCCCAGCATCGTTTGATGCAAGCGGCTGCTCATACCAAGGGCGGCTTTGGTGGCGTTCCTCAGAAGGTCGGCAAAGAGTTTGTCAAGGCCGACAAGATGAAGGAAGGCGGGCTGTATGCCAACATCCACGCAAAACAGGAGCGTATTGCTCACGGCTCGAAAGAGCATATGCGCAAGCCCGGATCTAAGGGCGCTCCTACCGCTGAGGCTTTTCGGGAGTCTGCAAAGACTGCCAAGATGAAAGAAGGCGGGCCAAGCCTTGCCGTTGGTCGTGGCGAGAAATTGCCAGTTTCCAAGGGCGCAGGACTTACCGAAAAAGGCCGTGCAAAGTACAATCGCGAGACAGGATCACACCTAAAAGCTCCCCAGCCACAAGGCGGCGCACGCAAGGATTCGTTCTGTGCCCGCATGAGTGGAGTAGTTGAGCATTCCAAGGGTGATGCGCCTCGTGCAAAAGCATCGTTAAAGCGCTGGGACTGCCCCGGCTGGTAAAGGACAGGCATGGCTTACTCAGGAACTTACGGCAACACCGTCATCACCGTTCAGTCTCTGATTGACCACGGCGCTCGTCGGTGTGGCAAGCTGGCTGAAGAGCTTACCTCCGAGCAAGTTTTGTCCGCCCGTGAGTCGCTGTACTTCCTGCTGTCCAACCTGATCAACATCGGCATCCAGTATTGGGCGATCGACAAAAAGGTTTACGGCTTCACCCCTGACAAGTACATCTATGACCTGCCCAACGGCGGCAATGATGTGCTGAACGCCCTGTACCGCTGGATGGATCGCCCCAATGGTGCGTACACATCCTCTGCTGGAGGTACCGTAGCCAACCTATACGACGGTGATGTCCAGACAATTTGCACCCAAACCTCGGCAAACGGGAACATAAGTGTCAATTATGGGACATCAAATCCTGTGTATATTGGCTCAATTGGCATCTTGCCTGCTGCTACTGGCACTTGGTCGCTGATTTATGAGTATTCCATTGACGGTTCCACATGGAACACACTGGTTGACCTTGGTGCCGTGGCTGTGGTGAACAACGAATGGCTTTGGACGGACATCGACAACGGTCAAAACGTGGCGTATTACCGTGTTCGGGCGTATGCAGGCACTACTTTGAGCCTGCGTGAGCTGTATTTGGGCAACAACTCGACTGAAATCACGATGTCGCGCCTGAATCGGGATGATTACACCAACCTGCCGAACAAAAACTTTACTGCAAACCAGCCGTTTCAGTATTGGTTCAACCGAACCATCCCAAATTCGCAGATTTACCTGTGGCCCACGCCCCAAAATGCCTTTTATCAGATGACTGTCTGGTATTCGCGCCAGATCATGGACGTTGGTGACCTGTACGGCGATTTGGAGATCCCTCAGCGCTGGTATTTGGCAGTCGTGAGTATGCTTGCCCACCAGATGTCGCTCGAGTTGCCAGCAGTGGACATGGCTCGTGTTGCTTATCTCGAGACGCAGTCCAATAAGTACCTTGCGCAGGCTGAAGAGGAAGAGCGCGACAAGTCTCCGATATACATTGCACCGAACATTTCCGTCTATACGAGGTAATCATGCCCGTATTTTTGGACACCCTCGGCTATTCAGATATTGCGATTGCGGTTTGCGACCGTTGCAAGATGAAGCGCCCTCATGCGGTGATGAGGAACGATCCAAACTTCCCCGGCCTGCGGGTTTGCAACGAAGGCTGCGCAGATCAGCTTGATCCCTACCGCCTGCCAGCACGCAAGACAGAGCGCATTACGATCCGCTTTCCTCGTCCAGACCTTCCACTTGGCGCTGGAGACAACTACCTGATGACGGGAAGCCAAAACCTCGACGGCTCAAGCCAGTTCCAAATTTCCACTGAGAGCAATACCCAAACGCCTCAAAACAATGGAAACTTGGATACCATAGCCCCCAATCCACCAGACAATACGAGTACATAATGTCCGCACAAGTCGCCATTACCCAACTGCCTGCCGCTGGTGCTATTACAGGTACTGAGATCGTTCCCATTGTCCAAAATGGGGTGACAGTCCAGACTACAACTGCTGCACTTGCTGGTTCACCTGTTCAGACGTATACCTATCTGACGGTTTCGCAAACTTCTCAATTGCCCAATAGTCGGTACGTTGGAGCCACCAATGGACTGGCAATTACTGATGGTGGTGCGCAAGGACTGTTCAACATCAGTTCAACGGGCGCTCTACTGTCGTTGGTAAATTCCAGCACTGGTTTTCAGGTAAAGACAGATGCCACCACCCTGACGAATCGTTCGATTGCCATCTCTGGCAATGGTCTGTCCATTTCCAACGGAAGTGGCGTATCTGGCAACCCGACTATTTCTTTGAGCGGTCAGGCGCTGAACTTTGCCAACGCCAGCTTTGACGGCTTGGTCACGCTGTCCACTGCTGGAGCCATTACAGGCTCCACGATCACTGGTACGTCCAACCAAATCACCGTAACAAACGGATCTGGTGTTGGCGGCAACCCAACGATCTCCATTACGTCCAACCCATCACTGCCGGGTACGGCTGGCGTGGTTCTACCCGGCGGGACTACAGGCCAGCGTGCAGTAGCGCCGACAAACGGCACCCTGCGCTACAACACCAGCACAACCCTGCTGGAAGCCTATCTAAACAACACTTGGACATCCTTGGCCTCTGGGTCAGGGGTTACGTCAATCGCCACGGGAACTGGCCTCACAGGCGGGCCTATCACCAGCACGGGCACGATCAGCATCGCTGACACGGCAGTTGTTGCTGGCGCATACACAAACGCCAACATCACGGTCAATGCGCAGGGACAGATCACATCGGCAGCCAACGGAGCCGCAGGTGGAGTTACCTCGTTCAGCGCTGGAACAACAGGCTTCACGCCAAGCACTGCTACCACTGGCGCTATCACTTTGGCTGGCACTTTGGTCTCTGGCAATGGCGGAACGGGGTTCTCTACTTATGCTAAAGGTGATTTGCTTTATGCATCAGCAGTCAATACCCTAAGTAAATTGACAGCAGGAACAGATGGCTACATCCTGAAACTGGCATCTGGAGTACCCACTTGGGCTGCTGCCTCGGCTACAGGCGTGACCAGCGTGGCCCAGACCTTCACTGGCGGCATTGTCTCGGTTGCAGGATCTCCGATCACCAGCAGCGGCACCTTGGCCCTGACTGTGGCTGGAACCAGCGGCGGTGTGGTTTACTTTTCGAGCGCAACGACTTGGGCCTCGAGCGCAGCCTTGGCGGCAAGTTCAATTGTGGTTGGCGGCGGGGCTGGAGCGGCTCCAAGCACCATTACCACTGGAACGGGCGTTGTGACGGCTCTGGGCGTGAATACAGGCTCCGCAGGGGCGTTTGTGATCAACGGCGGTGCTTTGGGTACTCCGAGCAGCGGCACGGTGACAAACCTGACTGGCACGGCCTCGATCAACATTAACGGCACCGTGGGCGCAACAACTGCCAACACGGGTGCGTTTACCACTGTATCGGCGACTGGCGTTATTACTTCGACTGTGGCTACGGGTACAGCACCGTTTACCGTGTCCTCGACAACGGCAGTGGCTAACCTGAGCATCGGTGGGAATGCAGCGACCGCAACCACGGCAACGACAGCCACGACGGCTACCAATGCCACAAATACTGGCACGACAGCAAACTCTACGGCAGCAACAAATTACCTTGTTTTTAAGAGCGCTACCACTGGAAATCTGCCAGAGTTGGTAAACTCGTCACTAACCTTTTATCCGTCCACTGGGGCTATCACTGGCGGTATTACTGGAGGCACTTTCTAATGGCAGCAACAAACTACACCCCGATATCGCTGTACTACAGCGCAACGACCACGAATGTCCCACTTGCTGCTAATTTGGTTGCAGGTGAGCTGGCAATCAACACCGCAGACGGCAAGCTGTTCTACAAGGACAGCAGCAACGTGGTGCAGGTTATTGCGTGGAAGACAACCCCAGTAAGTGCCGGTGGTACGGGATCTACGACCCTGACCGCAAACAACGTGTTGCTTGGTAATGGAACTTCTGCCTTGCAGGCGGTGGCTCCGGGAACTACAGGTAATGTGCTGACCTCAAACGGCACAACATGGCAGTCAACTGCCCCCGCAGCTTCTGGCGCAACCAAAGGTCAGGCAATCGCTTTCTCCCTCATATTCGGTCTGTAAGGATAAATCATGGCAAATCCAAATATTGTTAACGTCACAAGTATTTACGGGAATGTGGCTTATGTCACTCCTAGCACTACTGCTGCTACAACCTCATGGACATACAACGGTTCAACAGCGTTGACTGGCCTTACGCCTGCTGCTGGCACGGTAAACAGGGTTACGGGTATTGTTGCGTCTAACACGACGGCATCGGCGGTAAATTGCACAGTCGCTGTTGCAAATAATGCAACTTATGGCAGTGGCACACCGTATTACATCGTCTACCAAGTTAGCGTACCGGCAAACGCATCACTTATCGTGACTGACAAAACAACCAGTTTTTATGTCACCGAGAACCAATCCGTTGGTGTTATTTCCGGTACAGGCAGCGCTCTGACCTACACAGCTACGTTTGAAGCTATTACCTAAAGGGGTTAGCCATGTCATTGCGCTACAAAGGCGGGGTCATCTCGGCTACTGCGCCGACATCAAGCGGGCCGTATCAAAACAGTACGGCCTCGGGCATCTGGACTCGTCAGTCTCAGTTGCAGTTTGCTGGCGCAAGTAATTGGCCAACACAGGGTAATTTAGCTCCTCCCACAGTTACAGATTTGGGTAACGCCACAGGAACCAATGCGCCTGTTATTACTTTAACAAATGCAGTTCCAGCAGGGAGTTTAATTTTTGTTTTTGGTTCATTTTCTGGGAATAGTCTTACAAACATTACTGTGACAAGCAGTGTTTCTCAAACATGGAATACATCAATTGTTACAACTTTTCCGGGAGTTACGGGTGCTGCTTCAAAAATGTTTAGCGCATATTCATATAACAGCGCCGCCATGTCTGTTGGAGCAACAATTACTGCATCAACAACACCGAGTAGTGGCATTGCGGGCGGATTAATAACTGCTTGTGTCATACAAAATGTTTTAACTACATCTGGTGTTTATGATGCGTCCGTTTATAACACCGCAACTAACGATCAAAGCACGGGGTCTGCCACAATTACCGGAACATCATCCACTCAAACAAATGAGCTTTTAATTTATGGGTTTGCTTGTAATGGATATTTTGCCAACCCAACATCTTTTACACAAACATCAGGTTGGATTGCGCCGCCATCAACCACTAATACAGGTAGTAGTGGGACGCTAATTGGTGGAGGCTATAAAATTACAACCGCCTCCGGTCAATCGGCTGGTTTAACTAATACAACCAATGGACAAAATCCGTGGGGTTTGATGGTTTACGGATTTAAAACATCATAAGGCGCATTATGGAAAACACTTTAGAAGAACAAACATTTCTTGTTAACCGTTTTTGCTCTAATTGGTTAGCTGTATCTGAAATGGTAAAAATAAATTCTACTAATGAAGAAAAAGTATTGTGGAATGAATATCAACAATTATTAAATTCTGTTTCAGCGCAAACTGGATTCCCTTGGTCGATTGATTGGCCTAAACCACCTAATAATAAGTTACCGCCAAATACTTACGAGGGCACTTAACATGAGCGAAAAATACCCCGGCGGGCTAATCACCAAGACCCCAGTCACACCAGCAGGGCCGTACCAAACCGGTGCAGCGTCCGGGGTATGGACGCTCGACCAACAGTTGCAGTACCAAAAGCAAGGCATCTGGCCCACGGCTGGGCTTACACCTAACTACATTGAGGACGTGTTTAGTACATGGCTGTATACGGGTAATGGTTCTACGCAATCTATTGTTAATGGGATTAACTTGTCTGCAAATGGTGGATTGGTTTGGTGCAAAATGCGTAGCCCATATTCCGGTTACGACCACGTTCTTGTTGATACAGCCCGTGGTGTAAATAATTTTATTGATTCAAATAACACAACTGCGCAAAGAACAACTGCATCAATTTCTGCTTTTAATGCAAATGGGTTTACGCTAGATGGGGCTGGTGGTTATGTCAATATAAACACAGCAAATGAAGTTTCATGGACATTCCGCAAGCAAGCAAAGTTTTTTGATGTTGTGACGTACACGGGAACAGGTTCTGTTCAAGATATTGCGCATAACCTTGGGTCAGTGCCGGGCTGCATTATTATTAAAAACACAAATAGCGGGTCATACGGCTGGACTACATACCATCAATCAGTAGGCAATACATCGTACCTTTCTTTGAACGCCACAGACGAAGCATTTGTTGCAAGCAATAAATGGAATAACACAACTCCAACATCATCTGTTTTTACTGTTGGGACAGGCGCAGATGTAAATCGTTCTGGATATTCTTACGTAGCCTACATATTCGCCTCTGACGCTGGCGGCTTTGGCGCTGCTGGTACGGATAATGTAATTACATGTGGAGGTTTTACACTTACAGGCGGCACAGATATCATAAATCTTGGGTATGAGCCACAATGGTTTTTAGTAAAGAGAGTATCGTCCGCTTTAAACTGGCAACTTATAGATATTATGAGAGGTATGACTGTATCAAACAGTGCTGCTTATTTATATCCAAATCTTGCTAATGCTGAAGTAAACGGTGGCTCTGGATTTGTTCCCACCGCAACAGGAATTAGTATTAGGGCGGGTAGTACAGGTTCACCGGGGGATGTTTTTATCTACATAGCAATACGCCGTGGGCCAATGAAAACGCCTACGGATGCGACCAAGGTGTTTAGTCCTATTGCTAGAACAGGAACAGGCGCTGCTGCCACCGTTACAACGACAAACTTGCCAGATTCTATTTGGAGCATGAACCGACCCGGTAGCACGGGATACCCTGCGTTCTTCTACGACAGACTGCGTGGTGCTAATACTTTCCTTATTGATAACACTGGCTCCGAAACTACAGATAATGCAAACAGCAGTCGTTATTCAGTCACTGACTTTAACAATTTATCTTATGGATTAGGTATTGACGGAAATTACGCTGGAATTAATGGCCTTACATCAGGATATTCAAACTGGGTATTTAGCCGAGCCCCCGGTTTCTTTGATGAGGTTTGCTATACGGGGACGGGGAGTGCAACAACGCAAGCGCATAACTTAGGCGTTGCGCCTGAGTTAATAATCGTAAAAGGGCGAAGCATTGGAGGGTACTCTTGGTTTGTTTATGATGCCACATCTGGTAATACTAAAGCGAGCTTATTAAATACCACCGGTATACCAACTGCTTATTCTCCTCCAGCATGGAATAATACTTCGCCAACTTCAACGGTATTTAGCGTTGGCACTGGATCGGGCGTAAACAGTTCTGGAGATACCTATGTTGCTTACCTATTTGCAACTTGCGCTGGTGTTTCCAAAGTAGGCTCATACACCGGCAACGGCACAACCCAAACCATTAATTGTGGATTTACTGGTGGCGCTAGATTTGTGCTTATTAAACGCACCGACACCACAGGTGATTGGTACGTCTACGATACAGCCCGTGGCATGACAATATTGACAGACCCATATTTACTGTTAAATTCTTCAGCGGCTGAATCTGCCACCCTTGGATCAGTTACAACGGTTTCAACTGGATTTGCATTAAATTCAACTATCCTAGCTGCCATCAATGTATCTGGCGGCACTTACATTTTCCTCGCAATAGCATAAGGACACATCATGGAAATCCGAATCAGAGAAACCGGCGCAGTTGTATTCCAAAACGAGTTCCGCGCTTACGCCCAGACGCAAGGAGCCATTTTTGGTGAGCCTTTGACAGAGGAGTTCATCAACCAATACGGTGGCGACATCGTGCTGGAAGGCCCACAGGTTACAGGCACACATTACCAATACAGCCAGCGCAGCGGCGTGGAGCAGATCAACGGTAAGTGGTACACCAAGTACATCCTTGGCCCCGTATTTGTTGACGGGGAAACCACTGCTGCTGAGCAAGAAGCCGCATACCGCGCCGCCAAGGATGCCGAGCAGGCCAAGTCGGTGCGTGAGACCCGCACCACAAAGTTAGCCGAATGCGATTGGACTCAGATTGCCGACAGCACCGCAGACAAAGCAGCATGGGCAGCCTACCGCCAAGCCCTGCGCGATCTGACCAAACAAACCGGTTTCCCGTGGGACATTACTTGGCCAACCCAACCGGAGTAAAGCATGAACATCCAGCTACCTATTGACCTCGCAAACCAAATCCTTGGCTACCTCGGAACACGCCCCTACCAAGAGGTGTTCCCGCTGATCCAAGGCATCCAAGAAGCTGCCAAGCCAAAAGAGGCTCCAGCAGATGTTACAGGCGAATGATATGAGCGGCGAAATCGACCCAGTACGTTATGGCGTGCTCTGGCAAAAAGTCCAAGACCTAGACAAAAAGGTGGACAAGCTGGAGAAAGGCATGGAAGAGCTACTGGCCCTTGCAAATCAGGGCCGTGGTGGGCTGTGGGTCGGCATGGCTGTTGTATCTGCCATTTCTACCGTTATTGGTTACCTAACGCACTGGATGCATAAGGGATAACCCATGGACCCGATAACGGCCTTTGCGGCGGCCCAAGCGGCTGTCAAGGGCGTTCAGGCAGCGATCAAGCTGGGGAAAGACATCCACGCCATCACTGGCGAGGCAATGAAGTTTTTCGAGGCCAAGGATGTGGTCCAGCGGGCCGCGTCCAAACCAAAGACGGGTTTTGCAGGTTCAGACACGGCGCAGGCCTTTGAGATAGTCATGCAGGCCAAGCGGCTTGATGATGCTGAGAAAGAGCTGAACCAGTGGCTGGTGCTCAACGGCCATGCCGATGTTTGGCAGCAGCTACTCATCACCCGCAATGACCTGATCCAAAAGCGCAAGAAGCAAGAGATCTTGGACGAGCAGAATGCAGCGGCCAAGAAGAAAGAGCTGGACGAGCTGATCAACTGGCTCCTTGGCGGCGCAATCGTTATTTTGGTTTTGGGCCTTGTCTTTTGGTGGCTAACACTTTTGCTGGGGAAGTAAATGAGTGAGGAAAAAATTCAGAACATGGAAGCCAAAGGGCAACTGATTGAAAAGATCACGTTTGCTTTATTG